TGGGTTACGGAAAGCTATTCAGGCGAGAATGTAGGTCATCGTCCCGGAGAACGTGCCGCTGTTCTGCCCCGCGCCACAATTGACATAACGGAAATTGCCATTCGTTTCCAGAATGAAATCACGCTGGCTGCCACCATCACGCCCCGACCACGTGCCATGCGTGACGACCGCAGGCCTCCAACCCTCCGGAATTGTACCGAACTGTCCACTGCCCCACGAGTCAGGGCTCGCGCTTTTCCAGTTGATGCTAATCTGCGCGATCTTGCCAGACTTCACGCCGGTCACGGTGCCATACTGTGATTTAATCAAAGTCTGGGTTACGGAATCCCACAGTTGGCTCATCGGAGGCAATTGCTTGACAAGCATGACAGGAGTTCCAGCGGTGATGCCACTGATCGGGATACGGGCGATCGGAATCCATACGGTGCCGGAATTGTTCAGGATACTACCCGACGGTACCGTGGGGTCAGCCGCCGTGCCACTGGTGGCGGTGCCCTTCAGCACCGCGAGCGCGATCGTTTCGATGTTGTTCGAGTCTCGCGTGTATTTCACGCAGATTAGGTCGTTGCGGTTCCGTCCTGTGACTCCGCTTTCGATGGTGACGGTTTCCGCCGCGGTGACGCGTGCGTATCGTCCTTCAATCACAAGGTTGAGGACCGGGACGAGCGCTTTGTTTGCTGACTGCATGGTCACGGCGGGGAATTTGCCGTCGCCGCCTTGCAGCAGGTAGTTGCCGTTTCCGACCAGTCCGGCCTGCATGGCTCCTTGGTCGCTGGATGTGATGTGCGGAGCGCCGGCCTTGCCGGTGATGAGATTCATGGTCATGGTCATTCCTTCCTATCTGTTGTGTTGTTGAGGTATGCGGCGTAGGCGGCGTCCTGCGTGGCCGCCAGCGCTTTGAACGTCTGCCAGCATGCGGTACAGACGAGCGCGCCCTGTGCGACTCCGTCGACGGTGGTGTGGGTGATGTCGTGCCAGTCGCTGGAGGTGCGTGGGTCACCGTCGGCGAGGTATGCGGAGGCGTGGCATCGGTCGCAGGTGTATCTGGTGATGTTCGTGGTTCGTGCCATTGATGTTCCTTTCTCTTTCAGGCTGTGCGCTGGTAGATGTGTCCCGGAAGCGTCGTGCCGCATTCCTTCCAAGTGCCTCCATAGGTTGTTCCCGGATTGGCCGCGGAAGTGGTCCAGTAAAGGGAGCCCACGGGGTGGGCGGCGATGAATGCCTGGCTCACGCTCATGCCGTTGTCTCCCTTGTCACCCTTCGGCCCTTTGTACACGATGTAGCTACCGACGCCTTTGACAGTCACATCGCTACCGTTGATGGCGGTGACCTGCCAGAACCCAAGTTCAAGACCATCTGTGCGTTGATATTGGTCAAAAATGGTGTCTCCGACCTGCAGGTTTCCATTTGGCTGAATACCAGATAGGGCAATTTTGATCACTGCTCCGCCCGCACCCGAACCGCTGATGTCGCCATTGAATTTCCGTAGGCTCAGTCCTCGTGGCCCAGTGGCTCCCGTTGGACCCTTCGCCCCGGTGGCGCCGGTCGCTCCGGTGGCCCCGGTCGGGCCTTGCGGTCCTTGCACTCCCTGCTTACCTTGCGGTCCGGTATCGCCCTTGGGGCCTTTGACATTGCCGAGCAGAATCTTCGTCATGCGTGCTCCTTATTTTCCGTCGTTGATCGTGTAGTACAGGTCGCCCGTCGTCGGATCGTAGGAGACGGGAGCTTCTGACGCGGTGGCCGTGTCCGCGTATACGGCGTACAGGTCTCCGTTCGGATCGACCTGGAGCGTGAAGAATCCTGATGCGGGTGCCGTCACGCCGCTGGCGCCCTGCGGGCCGGACGGCCCCTGTGGACCCTGCAGTCCCTGAACGCCCTGCGCTCCTTGCTTGCCTTGCGGGCCGGTGGCCCCGGTAGCTCCAGTAGAACCGGTGGGGCCAATGGGACCGGTAGGACCAGTAGGCCCGGTGGGACCTGCTGGCCCGGCCGGCCCGATATCCCCTTTGTCTCCCTTGTCACCCTTCAGACCTTCAGGGCCTTGCGGACCAGTAGGCCCGGCGGCTCCAGTGGCTCCTTTGGGGCCTTGCGCACCGATGATGGATTGACGGGAAATCGTCTTTCCCGTGAATAGGCTGCCGGACTGTGAAACGCACTGCCAGACGATGCTGTATTTTCCTCCACCTGACAATGCGGTCGAATATTCGTTGGCGAGTGGTGTTCGGTTCAACCATTCGCTCACGTTCCCCGTGAAAGTGGATCCCACCGGATATTCGCCGACGAGGGATTTCTTCATCACGAGCGCCGGAAGGCCGACGTCGCCTTTAGCTCCCTGAACGCCCTGCGCTCCTTGCTTGCCTTGCGGGCCGGTGGCCCCGGTATCGCCCTTGTCGCCTTTGGGGCCTTTGATGTTGCCGATCAATAGTCGCGCCATGTGTCACCTTTCCGGGATGTCCACGTACAGGTTCCCGCTCTCGGAGTCCCAGACGAACGAGGGTGGGTTCGTGTTGTCCGGATAGTTCACGTACAGGTCGCCGTCGCCTTCCATGCTGAGCGTGAAGAAGCCGTTCGAGGGGGCGGATACGCCGCTGTCGCCCTTGTCACCCTTCTCCCCTTGCGGGCCCTGGATGCCTTGGGAACCTTGGATGCCTTGTCTGCCCTGGGGGCCGGTCGCTCCCTGTGGACCCGTGGGACCCTGCGGACCCGTGGAACCCGTCGGGCCTTGCGGTCCCGCCGCGCCGATCGCGCCGGCATCACCCTTATCGCCTTTCTCGCCGCGTATCCCCTGCAGTCCCTGCGGGCCTTCGGGACCGGCGACGCCTTGCGGCCCTCGCTCCCCGGTCGCTCCTTTCTCTCCCCGAGGACCGGTGGGTCCGGTCGCTCCGGTGGCCCCCTGTGGTCCTGTGTCGCCCTTGTCGCCCTTCTCCCCTTGCGGACCCTGGTCGCCTTTCGGAAGCCCCAAATTCAAGGTTTTGTCGCTGCCGGCGCCCGTGAGCGACGCGCTTGCCTGTGCGCCGGGGGCGAGCGTGTCCACCGAACCGATTTTCAGGCCGGTGATGTAGTCGCCTTTCGGCTGTTTACCCGACAATGCGTTGTTGAGCGAGTCGATGTCGTTTCTGGTCACGTCGGCGCTGAACGTCCAGGCGTCGAGTTTGAGGCCGGCTCCAGCGTAGTAGGCGTGGCCACCATCCCCGATGGAGGATTCTCCGCTGTTGCCGCCGGCGCTGGCGCCTCCGGATTCGTAGGTGACGGTGAGCACGCCTCCCGAAACCTTGACGATCTTCTTGGAGATCTCGGCAGTGACGACGAGGCCCGTGTTGTTGTCACGGCCCGTGACCAGGTCGCCAACGTCCGCGTCGATGCCGTCGGGAATGTCCACGTCGATGGTGCTGGTGTTCCGAAGTTCCTGGAATTTCTGCCTGCCCTTGTCCTCGAGCTCGTCGGCTTCGGCGTTGGACAACTCGTATGTGGCGGTGCGTTCGTCAAGGCCTTTGAGGGTCTGCGTGTGGCTGAACGTGCCGTTCGCGTCGGCGTACCAGTGGATGACGGTACGGTCCTTGAGTTCGCCCTTGCCCAGGCAGATGAGATGGTTGATCGGGTGCGCCGCCTGTTTGGCGGTGAAGTCGATGAGGTCCGAGTCGATGCTGTCGCCGATCGTGCGGACGGGCATGGCGCTCATGGCCACCTTGTCGCCGTCATTACGCAACCGGAGTTTGAGTCCGCTTGCCCTGAGCATCTTGACCAGACCGCTGTACAGGTCCACGTACCGGTCGAACTGGCAGGTGGTCTTGTGGCCGGCGCTTTCGTCGGTGACGGTGAACAGGCCTTGCAATCCCGCACGGCTGACGAGCGTGCGCATGATGACGGGAATCGTGCCGGACAGGGTGAGGTAATCGTTGTTCCTGTCCGGTTCGATGATCTTCGAAGCGAGCACTCCATGCCAGTCGCGGCCATGCCATGTGACGGTGGACAGGCCTCCGTCCACGTCGACATCCGTGTCGTCGATGATGCCGCCGTACTCGGTGCCGTCGATCATGATGCGGCTCCCCGCCTTGAGCGCGGCGTCTTCGACCTGCAGGTCGAAGTCGTTCTCCCCGCTACCGAACGCGAGGTCGAGCGTGTATGAGGCGTGGCTCGCCACGGGTTTGCCTGTGGCGTCGGTGACGATCAGGTCCATGGCGGTTCGCTCCTTTCCTCGCAGACCGTCAAGTCGAATTGGAATCCTCCCGGCCAACTGACCGACTGTGTTCCGGGCGCGAGCGGTTGGAACACGTACCGGCCGGAATCCTTGCCCGACCCTCGCACGGCCTGCGCGAAGCAGTTTGTGGCGAGACCTGTGCCGCTGACCATGGTGACGGTCCTGACATCGCCGGTGCCGTCGATTTCCAGACGCGAGCCGGATGGTACGGTCACGTCGACCTCGTACCGGTTGGTTCCGATGATGACGTACGGGTTTGTGCACGGTCCGAATATCGTGAGTTTGACCGGCTGCGGGATGGATGTGTCGTTGACGATCTCCGCGCCCAATGCCATGCCGGCGAAATCATGCGGATAATCATGCGGATAGTCCAGGTCGGAGGTTCCGGAATCGTATCGCGGCGTGAAATGCGTCATGGTCGAACGACGCCACACGCCATCGGCCAGCACGATGGTCAACTGCGTCTCGACCATCGTGGGCGTGATGGACTGCGGCTCGCTTTTCGTGATCCACGCTTTGGCTTCCCACTCGCCGTCGGCGATGAGCGTGCCTGGTTCTCCGGAGGCCATGTCGGCGTCCGCGAGGCGGCGCAATAGGTCGAGCGTCTCCGGAGAATCGTGGATCTTCACGGGGATGGTCGTCTCACGTGTCTTGCGTGTGATGCCCGTGATGCCGCGCGAGGCGAGGCTGTAATCCCAGATGCGGGCGCGCAGTCCAGTGAGCGTCCCGCCGTAGAGCGGCCCTTCGAAACCGATCGACTCGCCTGTCGCGCCGCTCACGTAGCTCAGGGTTCTCATGCCACGCTCCTTACGAGTCTTGCGAAGTCACGCTGGGTGAACGGCCGGTCGTCGGCCGTCGCCGTTTCGACAGCTTCGATCAGCGTGTCCATCCTGCCGATGACGGTTTCCAAGAGTCTGTCGGAATCCGATGGCGTGGCCGTGGTGACGTTCAATCGTCCGGTCTTCGACCAGTCCGCGTCGGAGAGGCTCATCGTGGAGACGAGCGAATCCATGGAACGGCTGACCACATGCGCGGAATCGTCGATGCCCAATGCCATGCCACGTCCGACCATCACGCCGATCTCGTCGCGGAACACACGCGACGGGGAATGGATTCCCAAAGCGTTCTTGGCCTTGTCCACCAAGCCCGACAACGCGTTGGTGATGCTGGAATATAACGAGCCGACCATTCCTGTGATGCCGTTGATCAATCCCTGGATGATGTTGCGGCCAGCATCCACCAGCCAGCTTCCCGCGCCGGACACCGCGCTCCGGACGGTTCCGCCGATCCCGCTCACGACGCTCCCGACACGGCCAACCATGTTGCTTACGGTGCCGACGATGCCGCCCCAGACGCTCGACACAATGCTTCTGACGCCATTCCACAACGCGGCCCACACGCTTCGGATGGTCGAGCATGCGGCGGATACCACTCCGCTGACCATGCCGACTCCTGCGGAAACGACGCCTTGGATGCCGCCCCACACTGCCGACGCGATGCCCTGGATGGCCGACCACGCGGCGCTCCAGTTCCCGTTGACGACCGCGAGCGCCAGTTGGATGATGCCTTGGATGACGGTGAGTGCGGTGTTGATGATTGTGGTGATGATGGTCCATGCGCCTTGTACGACGGTGGATATGGTGTTCCATAGTCCGTTCCAGACCGTGCTGATGATGGTGGTGGCGGTTTGGAAGATGGTTTGGATGTTCTGTATTCCGGCTTGCAGGAGTGGTGTGATGGTGGTGATGAATGTTTGGATGCCGGTGATGATCGCGGTGAGTGCGGTCATGATGATGGGGCCGATTGTGTTCCAGACGTTTTGGAGGATGGTGGTGATGAGTGTCCATCCGGTTTGCCAGATTTGCTGGATTTGGCTCATGGTCTGGGTGATGAATGTTCCGATGGCTTGCAGTGCGGGTTGGCATGCTGTGCTGATCTGGTTCCAGATTCCCGTGAACCATGTGGCGAAGCTGTTCCAGAGCTGTTTGCCCGTTTCGGTTTGGGTGAAGAACCATGTCAGTGCGGCCACGACCGCGGTGATGCCTGCGATGACGAGGATGAATGGGTTCGCATCCAAGGCAGCGCTGAATGCCAATTGCACGGCGGTCGCGGCCTTGGTCACCGCACTCCATGCCGATTGAGCTGCCTTGACAATATTGAACGAGCCGGCGAGTTGCTTCAGTGCTCCAGCCGCGTTTCCCGCGTCGGAGATCTTGCCAATCATGTCGAAAGCGGCCGTAGCGGTCTTCTCCACACCGGAGGCAGTCGCGGAAATGGCCTTCAGCCCACCGGAAACTGTTTTCAGCCCGGCTGATACCGCGCTGATGCCTTTGCTGGCGAGGATGAGCGCGGTGATTCCCTTGGCCAGCGGGATGATGGCGTCGGCATGCGCCGACATGTAGTCGAGAAGACCTGACACGGCATGCAGGAGCGTTTTGAATCCGTCCGCGACCGCCGGCAATTGTCCTTTCGCCTGATTGTAGAGTTCGGAGAGTGGTTCGGAGATGACATTCCAGACGGCTCCGGCAGCTCCCGACAGGGATGAGCCGAGTTCCTTCAGATCGTCCTTGAGGGAAGCGAGATAGGAGGCGAACTGCTGGACGGTCTGGCTTTTGCCGAGCTTGTCGAAAAAGGCAGTGACCGTGGGGATGGCCTGTTCCAATCCCTTCTGCAATCCCACGCCGACCTTCTCCAAAGTCGGGGACACCGCCGCGGTGAACGCGTCGATGAGCGGAATGGCCTGGTTGAACAGTCCGCGCAGTCCGTTGAGGACGGGCGTGGCTGCGGTCTCGCCGAGTCGGCTCAACGCGGCCTTCACGTTCGCCAGCGCGCCGGCGAACGTCGTTCCGGCGCTCTGGGCGGCACCGCCCAATCCTTCCTGCATGGCGTCGGCGAAGGTCTGGAAGTCGATCTTGCCGTCCGAGACCATGTCGGACACTTCGGCGCTGGTCTTGTTCAGGTGCTTGCCGAGCATCTGGAGGACCGGGATGCCGCTCGACATGAGCTGGAGCATGTCGTCGCCCTGGAGTTTTCCTCGCGCGGCGACCGATCCGAAGATCGTGCCGATGTCGGTCAGGCTACGGCCGCTGATCTGCGCGGTGTCCGCCACCGTCTTCAGGACCTTGGTGAGCTGTCCGCCCTCCTTGACGCCGGAGGCCGAGAGGCTGGCCGCGACGGTCGCGGCGTCGCCCAATCCGAACGCGGTGCCCTTGACGGAGGCGAGCGCGTCGTTCATGATCTCGGTGACGCTCGCGCTGTCGTGGCCGAGGCCCTTGAGCTTGGCCTGCGCGTTCTCGATGTTGAGGGCGCGCGTGAAGCCGCCTTTGGCGGCCAGTGCGGTGATGCCGCCGGCGAGGGTGGCGATCGCGCCTGTGCCGACCTTGCCGATCTTGCCGAACGCGCCGCCGATCTTCGAGATGAGGGTGCTGGAGCCTTTCCTAGAGGCTTTGCTGACGGCGTCGCCGATGTCGCCTTCGATGCTTTTGCCGAATCCTTTGCCGGATGGTTCGACGTGGACGTATACGACGCCGATGTCCTGTGCTGCCATCGTGTTTCCTTATTCGTAAGTTGGGATTCCGATGGCGGTCGGAGTCAGAGGTCGTCGTTGATGTGGAAGTAGGCTTTGAGCCGTTCCCTGTCCTCGCGTTGACGGCGGGTGAGGTTGTGCGTCGGGGTTGGCGGGCGGAGCGGGTCGTGCTCGTGGTCGAACCATGGGCGTTTGCGTTGTCCGGACAGCGTCCAGACCGCCTGTTCGGCTCCGTCGGGCGCGTAAACGGCGTTCTGCAACGCCATCCACGAGTGGCTCGTATGGTCTTTGAGGATTTCGCGGGTCAACGCCCAGGCGAGTCCCCAATCGACTCGTGGACGTTGGCCTTCAACCCATTCCCGGAAGCGTACGGGCCTGTATATCTGCCCGTACGCTCGGATCCAGTCGTAGGCTAGCGCCGCGCGGTGGTTGTTCCAGAGGTGGGCGAGGTAAACGCTTTTGGGTCCAGTCCGGATTCCTCGGCCCACGCCTTGATGGTCGCGGTGAGGTAGGCCATCGGACGTTTGGTCTTGCGCAGCACGTTCCAGAAGTTCGGCTGCATCGTCTGGAAGTAGGCGAGGAACGTGCTCACGCAGGCCGTGGTTTCCTCGTCGGACAATGCGGGCTTGCTTTTGACCAGGAGGATGGCCTGGACGAGTTCGATGGGCAGTTCCGCGTTGTTGAGGTTCGGCAGGTCGAGTTTGACGCCGGCGACCTCGAGGTGCACGTCGGGTTTGAGCTCCTCCGCGTCGGTAAGGTCCACGTCCACGACATGGTAGGTGTTGTCGCTCATTTCGTCTCCGTTTCATGGTTATCGGCGGTTATGGGTAATGGTCCCGTGCGGTCGACCGCCATCGGCCGCACGGGAAGAATCAATGGGTCACTTGCCGTCTTCGGTGACGAGGCCCCAGGCGTGGAACTGCTCGCCCTTGTCTCCCTTGAGCATCTTGAACGTCATGCTGAAGTTCATGATCTCGCTGGATTTCAGGCTCACGTCGTCACGGTCGCTCACCTTCGAGTTGGTGCCGTACAGGAGGAACGGACGGTCCTGCTGGTCGAGCGCGACCAGCACGAGGATCCACTCCTTCTTCAATCCGGCGCCCTTGATGCTGATGCCTCCGTCCGAATCGACGTCCACGTCGAAGTAGGCCGACACCACATCCTTGCGGCCCTCCATGGCGGCGAGCTGCAGGGTCCAGTAGCCCGGATCCGTGTCGGACAGGACGATGTCGCCGTTGTGGGCCTTGTAGTCGGTGCTGTCGCCCGGTTCCGGATGCAGGACGGCGCCGTCCTCCGTGGAGTAGCCGATCGGCTTCTTGCTTGCCGGCGGGGTCCAGTTCACGCCGGTCGGGGCCGTGAACGTGCTGTCGCCCTTGGGGAACAGGAACAGCGCGTAGTTCTTGATCAGGCGCACGTTGCCTGCGGTGTTGCCGTTGGACACGTACCCGTAGTCGGTCGCGCCCTGCGCGGCGACGGTGGTTTTTTCGTTGTTGTCAGACATTCGTCTGCACCTTTCCGTTCTTCGCGTGTGGCGGCACGTTGTCTTTGATTGTGTTTCAGTTGACGGTGACCTCGAGCAGGAGCACGCCGTACGCGCACACCAGCCTCTTGTCCTCGTCAGTCATGCGTACCGGCCCGGATTCGAGTGACGCGCTGATGAGCGGCGCGACGGTTCCGAGCCCGATGATCTCCCTCGCGATGTCGGCCCACAGGCGTGCGGCCTTGCCCCAGTCGCCCGTATGGTCCTCTCTCATGCAGCGCACGCTCAGCCGCAGCCGCACGTACTGCGAGATTGGGGTGCTCATGCCTTGCATGGAGTCGGCCAGCGTGGCTTCGGTGAAGGGAGGTTCGAGGTCGCTTCGTTCGATGGTGTCGAACGTCACGTCCGGGAACAGTGTCCTCAGTTTGGGCAGGAGCAGGGGTTCCGTGCGCCGGGGAGTGACCGGGATGCTCATACGCGCATCCTTCCGAGCGTGTCCTCTAGCGTGCCGTGCGCCTTCTCCACCGGTGCCGGGCAGATGATCGCCACGCCGCTACGGTTCTTGCCGTCATGGTCGCGGACCATGCAACGGTCATCCTCTACGGCGGCCTCGGCCGCGTCCCTCATGCGCGAGCACAATGTCTCGTTTTTGAGGACCTGTTGGCTGAACGCCTTGCGGTTGAATACGAATCTGCATCGTTTGGCCATGCTTATCCTTCCCGTTCGCCCACGGTGATGACGTCGCCTATGTGGCGTCCGTGGAGGTTGTCCCACACCTGCGGCTTGCCCTTGACGGGCAGCAGCCGGCCCCTGACTTTGATCAGGTCGGTGGCCTGGATGCCGGTCGGTTGGTTTCCGCGGATGTGGATCGTGTATTCGATGGTCAGTGGATTGGCGTTCTCCTCGACCTGGTCAATGGTGGAGGTTTGCGCGACCATCGCCTGGAATGCGCCGACGCGGGCGGGTTCGCCCTGGATGGGGTTGCCGTCCGTGTCGGTCGTGGGTTGGCCGCGCCATACTTCGATGGTTTCCATTAGGACACCTCACCTGTGGCCATGTCGACGCTGAACGCGCGTTGGGCGTTGATGCCGAGGAGCTTCTTCTCGTCGTCGCGCAGCCACAGGTCGCCGGTCGGTGCTCCGAAACTGTATTGTTCGCTGAAGCTGCCGGTGGTCTGGTTCATCTGCGTGATGCCGCCGGGGATGCCGTACGGGTCGGCCTGCATGATTCTGCGGACGATGTCGCAGGTGATCTTCGTCAACAGTCGCGGCCGTTCGTCGAGGAGCCGCTGCCAGTTCGGGGAGCGTTCCTTGATGTAGTCGGTCACGTCCATGAGGTGCGTGTCGGCCTTCTCACGTTCTTCGTCGGTGAGTTTGTGCCACCTCTGTTCGAGGTCGTCGGAGGTGGCGAACATGTCCGGTTCGTCCGTCATGGTCACTTCTTTTCCGGCAGCTTGATCACCCCGGAGGCCGCGAGGCCGGTGATAGTGTCATCGAACTGTTTCGCCAAAGTATTGAAAGCCGTGACGAGCTTGTCGAATTCATCCTTGGTCGGAGCGGCTGCGGCGGCCTTGACGATGTTGCCGTCAACGTTGCCAATCGTCTGTTCGGGCGCGAACTGCTTGATGCCGCCGAGGGTGTCCTTGCCGGCCTCCGGCAGTTCGTAGGCACCGGAACCGGCGGAGAAGGCGGTGCCGTCAGTGTTGACAAGCCGCACCTGCGCGTCCAACGGGCCGACAGTGTGCTTTTCCTCGCCTGCGGGGTTGATCACAAGCGTCTGGATGGGGAAACTCATAGTTCACCTCACTTGGTCTTGAGCACGGCGAACGCGTTCGGGTCGATGACGGCGAACGCGTACATCGCTTCGGTGCGGTATGCGATCTGGTTGTGGGCCTTCAGGTCGACGCCGGTCTGGTCCGGGTCGCCGTAGGCGATGATCTCGCTGGTCAGGTCGCGGACCATGCCCCATTTGATGAGGCTGAAGTCTCCCATGAACGCGAGCACCTTCGTCGGGGTCGTGGCCAGTCGTCCGTTGACGGTGCCGGAGGTCGCGGCGGTGATGCCGTCCAGGCTGCCGGCCTGCAGGTTCAGCGGGATCTCCGGGTAGAAGCGCATGCCGGTGGAGGGCACGCGCAGCTTGCGCAGACGGGACGCCCACGTCTTGGACAATGCCACGCCGTTGATGTCGTAGGAGTCGTTCAGCGCGTCGGCCAGGGCGTCCACGTTGCTGATGTCGTCATCGCCGGCGGTCACCTGCACGGCGGACGTGCTCAACGGGTTGAATCCGGAAAGCGCGGTGCCGGTCTTCGGGTTGATCGCATGGTAGATCACGTAGTCGAGCGCACGACCCAAAGCGGCTGCCTGATCCGCTTGGATGCTGCGGATGATCTGCAGCTGGTTGTCCTCGTCGGCCCACTGGAGTTCGCTGGTGACGCGGGTGGTGGTCTGCACTTTGAAGCGTTTCGCCACGACGGAATCCACGGTCTGCTCGTAGCTGCCCTTGACCGCGCCTTCGGCCACGACCTCGGCTTCGCTCTTGCCGTTGAACACGAGGTAGTCGGCGTCGGAGAAGATCTGCGGCGTGCTGGGGCTCAGGGACGCGATGGTGCTGGTGTCCTTGGCCTTGTTCACGATTTCGGTGGCCACGCTCACGGGGAGCTTGATCTGGTCTGTTTTCATCGCCATGATGGCTTGTCCTTTCGGTCGGTTGGGTTATCTGCCGAGGAGCTGGTGGATGTACGAGAGCTCTTCGGCGTCCTTGCTGTTGTTCTGGTGCGAGGGAGCGCCGGTCTGGTTCCTCACCTGCGGCGGCTTGGATGCCGGATGCAGTGCCGCTTGCAGGAGGTCCGCGTGCGCTTCGAGTTCCTCCTTGGTGCTTCCGCGGAGCAGTTCGGCCGGGACGCCCTTGTCTTTGGCGACTTCGGACACCCATTCGGCGTGCTGCTTCTCGGCAGCGGCATCGTCGATCTGCTTGCGCAGGGCGGCGTTCGATTCCTTGAGCTTGTCGAGCTCGCTCTTGCCCGCGTTCTCCATCTCGTCGAGTCTCATGGCCTTGGATTTGAGCTCGTCGTAGTCCTTGTACTTGCCGCGCTCCTTGGCCAGTCTTCTCTCGACGATCTGGTCGACCTGCTCCTGGGTGAACGATTTCGGTTCGGGCTCGTTGCCTTCACCGGAACCGCCTTCGCCGGAACCGCCGTCGATGAGACGGATACGGGCCGGGAATCGGAATCTGTTGAACATGTCGTGCTCCTTCTTGCTGTTTCCCGTGGATTCGAGTTCGACCGCGCCACGGTGCGCTGTATGGTCCTCCCACGCGATGCGGCGCATGGTCGCCGCCGGCCGGAGGGCCGGTTGAGTGGTGGATGCGGGATTCGCACCCGCGTGGCAAAATGCGCCCGATTTACAGTCGGGTCCGTTCGTCTGCTCCGGCAATCCACCAAAAGGTGATAGAATGGATATGTAAGCGCCCTTGTTACCGCCCTTTTTGGTAGTTTCAGCGGCGCTTACTTGATTCTCAGCAACTGTCCTTTTTTGTTCAGGATGTATACGATCCCATTCTTGAAACGATGACTTTTCATGATGTTTCCGATGAGTTCCTCATCGCTCATGTTGTCGTTTTCGGAATTGTCGATGATCAGCCGTCTGCAATCCGGCTTTTTTGACGCGCTGCCCATATATCCGTCGATAGTGCGGAATTTGTCTGCTGATTGAGGCGTCTTGAGCTCGATGCCGCCTTCCAAATCAGACAAGCCGATCAGGAGCATACGCCCAGTGTCTGGATCCTTCGCTTCACGATGGTCGATCTGAAAGGCCGGGACGATTCCATGTCTGCGCAGTCTCTGGGCCGTTCGTATCTCCTGCGGTCTTGCCTTCTCGGTTTCCTCACGCATCCCATCACTTGGGAAGCTGATCAGTGGCTCTGCGCCGCTGTGGAGCCATTCTCGGTCGCGCCAGCGCATCTCGGCGAGTATCTGGTTGCGTTTCCAGTTGCCGAACTTCTGGTCCGGCGAACTGCGGGTTCTCAGGTATTCGTCGTGGGTAAGACGATGCTCGATGGCCGTCTTGCATTGTTCCCAGCGTTCACTCATGCCGTCGGGGTCGAAGCCTTTGAGCTTCTGCCTTCCCCAGCTGCTGATGACGTCACAGTGACAGTGGCCATTGTGGAAGGTGGGGCCGAAGTCGGCCGTCTCTTCACTGAGGTATTCGAAGCCACGGGTGGCGAGCATGACGCAGAACGCGCATGGATCGCTGCCTCGTGGCACGCGCGCCCATTTTGGTTTTGTGGGGTCGGCATGCATGTCACGCATGGTCATAAGCCTGGCGGATGTGCTGACCATGTCACCAATGAGCTGCTGCCAGTCATCGATGGTCTTCAACTCCGGCCACAGACTGTCCACGCTCAATCCGGCATTGCTGCGTCCGGCGACGAGGTCGGAGTAGTTGAGACCATTCCAGTCAGTTCCGGAGAAACCGCCGTTCATGCGGTAGAGGACTTCGCTTGGATCAAGCAAATCCGGGTGTTCGAACTCCGGCAGATCCACTCCTGACTGCTCGGCCCATATAGCGCGTAGCTGGCTGAAATAATCGTCAGCCAGCTGCGCGGACTGTCTCGAGTAGTCCTCGACCACATCGCGCATGAACAACGGGTTGGAGCGGTACTGCGCCTCGATAGCGTCAGCCGCTTCGTCTGCCAATGCATCAAGGTCGGCGACGTATCCCGCATGGGCTTGGTCAAGCAGCCGTTGAAGATCTCTCCTGTTCGTCTCCGGTATGTTCAGGCTGTTGAGTTCCATCCTGAACCTCCTCGCCGCCGGCCGATGCCAGGCGAGCCTTTAGCTGATCGATCTGTTCCTTAGCGCGCTGGCGTTGCTGGTCGGCGCGTAAGCGGGTGATTTCCTCACGGCTCAGGCCGAGTCGTTCGAGTCCGACGTCGGAGTCGGCGTAGCCGGTGACCTTGTCGGCGATCTTCGTGAACGCGTCGGCGCGCGCCGCGTCAGAGATCTCCTTCGTGGGGGCCCATACCGGGTGTACGTCGCGCATGGAGTCGGGTATCGAGTTCGTGCCTTCGCGCAGTGCCACGGCGATGCCCATGGCGCGTTTGAGTTCGCGTCCGAAGGCCACGTTCTGCTTGTCGGCGATGCGGGTCAGGCGTCGTTCCGCTGATGCCATCGCCTCGGCACTGGTCGGATTGTCCAGTGTGATGCCCAGGTAGTCGACCGGCACGCGGGTCTGCGAGGCGACGAGCATGGCCATGGTCTTGAGCATGTCCGAATGGGGTGCCATGGACGCCTGCTGCACCTGCTGTAGTTGGGGCAGGTTGCCGTCCTCGTCGGCGCTGATGGCGTTGATCGCCTGGATGAGGCTCTTCCACGTGTTGCTGCTGAACGCGTCCTTGTTCGCGCCGATGAACCAGAGTTTGGGAACGGAGTAGAATTCGGCCGATGCCTCCATGCGGACCATGGTGCGGAATCCGGCGTCCACGAGGCTCATGAGCGAACGGCTGATGCGGCTGTGGCCGAACGGGCGGTCCATCTGCCTGTCGTAGGCGAGCGCGACGACCGTCGGCTGGTCGAAGTTCGTTTCGATTTTCTCCGCGCGCCATGGCAGTGGGCGCCCTGAGCATTCGTAGACCTTGCCGGGGAGCCATACGTTGAACGAGCAGATCCGTCCGTCCTTGTCATCCTCGGTGATGGTCAGCGCGGCGGCCAGGCGGTGGTTGCGCCTGTCCCAGATTCCCGCGGACCAGTCGGCGGAACGGGGGATCATGCTGATTCGTTCCGGATCCTCCGGGTCTGCGGCGATGGTCAGGAAGCTGCATGAGTGCTTGTATGAGGATACGATCAGTTCGGATGCGGTGACATCCAGCTGGTTGTCCTCGAACAGGTCGTTGATGCCCATCGTGTCGTCGCCGGAGATGCTGAATCCTTCCAGGTCGCTCAGGTCGCTCAATGATCGGACGGCGAGTTCGGGCCATCCGATCATTGCCTCGACCTTGTTTTTGATCTGGTCGGGTATGGAGATTCCGAAGTCCTTGAACCGTTCCTTGCAGTCGTAGTAGGCTCCGCGGATTAGGTTACGCGGGTATTTCTCTCGCCATACGCGCAGCAGTTCTTGGATGATGGGCATGTCCTCGTCGTCGACGCCAAGAATGGTGCCGACGTTCCCGCTGGCGGTGTCTAGGTAGCTGCTGCCGGTGAATTTCGGTGCCGTGCTTACCGTGGTGCCGTCTGCCATGTAGAAGACCATCAGACCATCACCTCCTGTCGTCTTCCGGGATGCCGTTTCGTGGTGAACGCCCCGTAGAGCGCCAATGTGGTGGATACGAGCGGGGTTATGTCGATATCCGAGCCGAGCTTGTTCCATGCGATCGCGCCGGACTGTCCCAATGGACGCGTGGTAGCGCCCTTGACTGCTGCGGCCAGCTGCGGCTGGGATTCGTCCCGCGGGTGCTTGAGCGTCCCGGCCTTGAGCATGTCGAGGAATCGGCCGCATGCGCGGCCCATCTCCTGCATGTTCGTCACGGTGACCTTCACGTGTGCGGCCTTCAGGTCGGGCAGCAGGCTCATGGCCGGGGACTGCGCGTCGATGACCACGCTGGCGGTCTTGTGCCAGCGTTCGGCGAGCCAGTCCACGGCCCACATGGTTCCCGCCTGCCGCGCGTCCTTGATGTTCGCCATCTGGATGACGGCCGACCCGTCCTTGTACCGCAATGCGGCGCCGATGGTCAGCACGCTCCTGTCGGGCGGCATGTCGATGCCGAAGCTCACCGTGCCGCCGTCGGGCACGTCGTCGGTTTCGGCGGCCTTCCACAGGCCGGGGCTGATGGCGTACGCGGTGGCGGTCTCGTCCCAGATGCCGAGTGCCTCACGGCGGAACGAATCCTCGGCGAGGAGATTGCGCATGCGCAATATCGCCTGTTCGCTGGTGCGGCGAGGATAAGACGGGTTCGCTTTCGCCCACGCGGTCCGGTCGTCCAGATCGCAGTCGCGGTCTGCCCCGAGCTCCACGTAGAGCATGTCGTCCGAATTGCCCGCCAACGCGGTCGAACGTTTCTCCTCGAACGCCTCGCACTGGTCTCCCGGCTTCGGCGGGTTGCCCATGAACACGATCAACGGGTTCGGGCTCGTGTTCACGATCGGAATCAGATTGTCCAACGCCTTGATGGTGAGTATCTGAGCCTCGTCGAACACCTCGATGTCCGCCGAATGCAGGCCACGGCCGAAACCGTTCTCACGCGCGCCGAACATGATGCGGCTCCCATTGGTGAAACGGATCTCCTGCTGGCCGTTCGCTCGACGCACGTTCCGCACGTACCTGGACAGTTTCGGATTATGCGTCAGGTCGCACATGTCGGCGAACGTCTCGTCGGAGGTGCGCGTGTGGTGCGCGGTCCAGATGACCAGTGTTCCGGCACGTCCGGCGCACAGGATGAATATCGCCGTGCCGACCGTGAACGTCTTGCCGATCTGCCTGCAGCTGGACAGGACCGCTCCTCCGGATCCGCATGCGTACTTGCCGTCGGCGCGTTTGGCGAACAGGAGGTATAGGAAACCTTTCTGCCAGAGGTCGTAGTGGATTCCGGCCTTGACCGCCGCATTGTTGATCAGTTTGAAATCGCTTGACGTGACGTCTTCCGGCTGCACGAGCCGTTGGGCGATCTCAGACAATCGACGCTCCGACATCCTCCGCCACCTCCGTCACGTCATCGTTCACATCGAACAGGCTGCCGGAATCCTCGGCCATGCGCATCCGTTCGTCGAATTCGGCGAGCTTGCTGCTGATCGACGGCAACGCGTTGGCCGGCGTGGACGGGTCATGCAGAGCCTCGCGCAGTCTGCCGACGATTTCGCGGAGCGTGTCCTCGTGGGAGCCGTCCATCATCCGTTCGAAGTTCTGTTTGTCGAGTTCCGGTTCAGGCTTCCGTTTCGTTTTCGTCGGCTTGGATACGGGCCTATCCGCTTCCGTTTGCGTAGCCCGGTTCTTTTTCCGACGATAAGCGGCTTTCTGGCGGCAGGATTTGGAGCAGTAGCGTTGCGGCCGCCCGTGGCCGGACGGTTGGAATTCCTTGCCGCAGAGTTCGCACTTCATCGGCACTTCCCTCGCTTTCCGACCTTTCGTTGTTTCCCCTGTTTCCGACGTTTGTATTACGGGAGGGATATCGGCACTGCACCCGAGGCTACCCCAAGGGGGTATGACCGGGTACCCTGCCCTGGTATCGGGTCAGATGCCGAACGTTTTGAACGGCATCGAGCTTGATTTGATGGTCTGCTTGCCGGCCAGCAGCGCTCGTGCGTGTTCGTCTGTCTTGTCGCTCTTGAACCTGTTGCAGATGCGGTGCGTGAGCCTGCAGTTAGTGAAGCTGTATGGATCACCGCCGCGTGAGACTGGTATGAGTTCGTCTACTTCGGCGCTCATCGGATGTGGTGTCTTCAATGTCTTGTCGACCGGCTTGCCGCAGATGGCGCACACATCGTATGCGGCCAACACTCTTTGCCTGAGCATGCGCCGCCGGTATCCGTTGCTGACCCGCTCGTTGCGTCGCTTGCCCATGGTCATTCCTTCGTATGAAGTCCTAGCATGGCCAACCACATGTCGACCAGGGATCCCGTCATCTGCGAATATCCCCTCCCGAGGTTATTCATGGAGCGCCTTCGGCGGGAGTCGAACCCGCGCATACACGCGGCCGCAAGGAAGAGGATCCGAAGATCTGCGACCGGTGCGATCTGCCACTGATTCCTACGAAGGCATGGACAGGCGGTTTGAGCATCACCGCATCACATAAGCGCGGGATTGGCCTGCCTGCCGCTGTTGGTGTATGCCCACTCTGACGTGAGTGGGCGGAGCGTGTCCGATATGCCGTTCGGACAGGACGGGACTGCAACCCAGGGAGTTAGGAGAATCCATGGCGGATATGAAAAGGGTCCAAACCAATTCACCTCGGTTTGAACCCTCTAATCCACTGACAATTGTGCGTTGCACTTTCGATTTTGTCAAATCGAATCGCGCCGCAGCACCTGCCGATGCACGTCGGAAAGCCTGTACAATGGCCGTCCCTTATCGTTCTCACCGGCCGGCTGAAGCCTGCCACGCTTACGCCACGAGCGAATCGTATTCGCATTGCACTGGAACCCGCATTCACGCAGCAGCTCAGCACACTCCCCCGCCGTGAACGCCCTGCCCGATTCGATGCACTCCCGCAGGAAATCCAATCGCACATCGACCACGCGATAAGCGTTGCCGCACACCGGACAGTCAACGCTTACCGCGCCGACCTCCGCACTCAGCTCCACGCCGCACAGAGGATTCAGGCACCTGCCGATGCCATGCCTGGATGGTGGCACGTCGATGATGCTCATCGTCTTGCGCACCAATCGCTCCCAGTCGTGCCATATCAAACCGATGTCCGGCAATCGTGAAAGACGATTGCAATCCGCGCAGACGCTCAGGCACTTCGATGCGGACGGATGAATCCTGCTATCAGCCCACGGCATGGCAGACGGAGCATACAACCGCCGCCAAAGAGCGACGGCCAAATCATCGATCTCCTGCAGATGGTCGATCACAGACAACCTGACCGGCGTCGGAGCCGAAGCCAAATTGGTACGGCCGGGCTGATGGCCACCATAATGTGCGGTGCTGTCCAGGAACTCACGCAGAGCATGGATCCATGACGGATAGTCGCGGAGCCATCCCCTAATGCCGGCCTCGCACTTGTCGCAAAGCGTGTTGCGAAGATTGCATTCCCAGCCGCACACTCGGCACATGCCGGCGAGCGCTGGCTTGTTTTGGTTGGTTTGTGTTGGTTGTGTCTGGTTTGGTGTTGGTTGGGATTCGTTGGTTTGTTCGTTCATTTGTTCGATTCCCTCCGGCGTGGTAGTCTTCTGGTGGTGTCAGGAGCCCGGCCGGAAGGTCGGGTTTCTTGTTATTCGTGGTGTTGTTGGATGATTGCTTTGATTTCCTCTTTGGGGACTTGTGGCATCAGTGGCGAGATCTCATCGAGGCTGTATCCGGCCTGATGCCATTTGATGATCATGTCCATGAGGGTTTTCTTCACTTTCATTTCGTTTCCCTTCGTATTTGCTGGATGATCGTCTCGTATGGTTTGCGGTGGAAGATGCGTATCCACCATTCGGGGCGGCGGCCCCATATGGTTTTGACTTCGGTGAGGGGAAACCATGATACGTACCATTTTTGGCAATTTCCGCAGTACAGCACCTCGCCTTCCTCCTTCGGTCTGGGATGCTCATGGTCGAACGCTGGCGGCCTTGGCACCAAATAACTTCGATTGCTCATTTTGTGTCCTCGAGTGGGATGCGTTTCATTCCTTCGCCGCCTTCATTTCTTGGACTTCACCGTCAAAAAAATCGATGATGAGATTGCAGATGGCGACCGCCGACGTTTTGAGCTGGGTTTTTTCCTCTTTGTTTTCGGCTTTGATGGCGAAAACGCCATCCTTGCTGTTGAAATCGATTCTCATTTCGTGTCCTTCGTGGTTGGGCGGACGGTGAATGCGACGAGTCCGGTCTCGGCATTGAACACCTTGACCGGCTCGCCAGTCCTCAAGGACACGGCCTGCGCGTAGTCGCCAGCATCGTCGATGTCCTCGAACGTTCTGATGCCTTCCTGGGTGACGACGTTGTAGCTCATCTTGTCGGCTCCTTGTCGGCTCCGTCGGCGTGCGCCCAGTCGCAGCTCATGCCGACGGTCGAGTCGACGCAGGTGACGCGACGTGTATCCTGCAGTTCGACAACGCATTCTCGCATCGACGTGTTAGACCAGCGCTTGCATGCGGTGCTGGTCCGTGGATCAGGTTCGGAGGTTCCCTCTCCGCGCGGCCCGCAGCCCGCGAGCGCGGCCGTCGTGAGGATGGCTGCGAGGATGCTGGCGATGGTTTTGGTGGTGTGTTTGGCTGTTCGTTTCATTAGAGGCTTCCCAGGTAGGCGATGATGATGGTTGCGGTGAGGATGATCAACGCGGCGGTGGTCATGCGTGTGCCGCCACATGGATTCGGATTGGTCTGTTGGTCATGGTTGGTTTCTTTCTCGTTTGTTTTCGGCTTCGTCCAATGCGGTGTCGAGCATGTCGGCGAGACGTTCGGCCTTGTCGGGCGTGAGCCTGTAGCTGGTGAGCTGGTATGCGTACGGGCCTGTGGAATGGCCTTCTCGGATGTTCAGGATGATGCAGTTGCCGTTCGTGCTGGCCTTGGCCGTCACGTCGAGGCTTTCGTATGGTTTCGGGCTCATTCGCGGTTCCTTTTCGGATTGTGGTCGGGGCACAGGTCGAGTTCGTGGCTCCATCCCTGGTATTCGAGGCGGTATCTGGTGCCGATGTCATGGCAGCGGCATTCGCGGCAGTCGGCGTGCAGGTGGTTGGGGCAGTCCACGTGGCCGTCACGCTCCTGCCATCCGGGTTCATTGCAGTCGGATTCGAGTCCGCAATGGTGGCACACGTACACGGGATGGCAATTCGGGCAGTAGGTCTTCCAGTCGCCCTGCGAGTCCTCGCAGTACGTCCATCCGTCATCCTCCGCCTGCGCCCGCGCGGCGTCCTCGCTCCAGTAATCGTCGAACTGTTCGCAGCCGCAGCCGTCGCACACACACGAGTAGGACGTTCGTTCGCGGATCATCACATGGTCCTTCCGGTGATGGACTTGTACAGGCTGCGGTAGTCACTGATGTCGCGTTCGATGCACCAGCGGACGCGGTGGCGGCTGGAATGCCTGCCATACGGGGTTTCGTCCGTGAACCAGTCGGCCAGATGTCGCAATGTGGTCACGTCCAGCTTCCGGTGCGACATGCGGCGCACGATGTCCGGATCCAGCCTGCGCAGGAAGTCCAGGTCGAAATCCACGTTCGTTCCCGCCGGCACGAGCGTGAACCGTTGCGCGAGGCTGTCCAGGAATTCGAGGATCGCATCAGCGACGGCCTTGCGGTTGATTCTGGACGGGTCGGAGTCCACCAGGGCGTACAGCAGTCCGGAATCGCAGTGCATCGAGAAGCTCACGGGCGTGAAATCGTCCAGGGTGAGGCACTGCGGCTTCACCAGGCGGGTGAGCGTGCCGTACGTTTCGGTCGCATCCACGCTCGTGCAGCGCATCCCGACCTCCAGCAGTTCGTCCAGGTCGCGGTCCACTCCAGTGGTCTCCACGTCGACCCACAGGAGCGCCTCCGGCTTCCCATTCCGGTCTTTGTCCTGTGTCCTCATGATTCTTCCTTCCAAGTGCTTTGCCATTCGATGATTTCGATTTGCGTGAGCCGTTGCGCCGTGCCGTCATCCAACAGCCGCCACCAGTCGCCGTTCCAATCGCGTATCGGCACGCTGAGCGGAGCACGCCAGCTCGGGATGATGTAGCCGAACCGTTCCGCCTCCGCCGGATGCGCGTGCGCCCAACCATGACAGCCGGTCGTGCCGAAACCGCACAGTTCCACGATGTTGCACGGCAGGTCACGCACGGTCGGGTCGGCCCGACGGCGCAACTGCCTGTGGTGGCCGCTCCTGCCCGGCCAGACACTCGGGTCGTGCAGGTTGCGTCCGCAACGCATGCAATGCCAGCCCTGGCGTGCGAGCGCGATGCGTTTTGATTCCTGGAATTGCCGGTCGCTCATCGTCGCTCCCTTCCGAGCTGGTCGAGCAGGTTGATGCATGTCGAGCAGTCGCGTTTGATATCGCGGATGCGGTCAAGGTCCATATCGGCGAGCGCTGGGCCTTTGAGCGCGTCGAGTTCCAATCGGTCGGCGGCTTGGATGGCCGAGGTGAGGACGCCGGCCATGTGTGCGATGGTCATGGCGTTCATGCCGCCGCCTCCTGTTCGAACAATTGTTCGGCCAATACGTCGCCGGGCACGTTCGCGAGCTGACGGCGCAGCATGTCCGGGTCCACGCCCTGGTTGAGCAGGTCCGCGACCTTGCATGCGAGCTCCATGTACGTGTCCGTGCCTTCGCAGGCTATCGGGCCGAGTACGCGTTTGACCTCTTCGCTGCCCCACGTGAACCGTCGGCGAGCGTTGGAATCTTTTAGCGTGGCGAATCCGCGTTCCTTACCTTTGACGAGCCAGTTGCGGTATTTCGCGTTCCAGTCCGCCGAGCGGGCTCCCGAGTCGAGGGCCCTGTCACGGAATTTTTCGGCTTCGATGTCGCAGTCGATGCCTAGCCGGTCGGCGAGCGCCCGGTGTTCCTCAGAGGGTTTCCAGTCGGCTGGTATTGGGATTTGTTTTCTCGCGCGCGCGTTACTCTCTATAGTCTTTATTGTTTCTATGGATTTAGTAGTATTGTCTGCACGCTGTGTGCACCCCTGATTCATGCCAGATTCATGCCAGTTGCACCCCTGATTCATGCCTGTTTTTTGGGGTGCATTTCGTTCACCCCTGTTTTTTGGTTTGATTTCTTGGGGTGCATTTCGTTCACCCCTCTGTTTTGGCAGGTGCATGTCATACACCTTCGGTCGACGGTTTGGCGCGATATCGTCGACGATGTGCTGGTTGCCGTATCTCAGGAAGCCCTTCTCGCGCAGGGAACGGAGCTTGTTGTGCACGGTGCGTTCTGACATATGCAGCTGCGATGCGATGGTTTTCGCGCTCTTCGCGAAGCCCTTGCCGTCATCGCCGGTCCAGTCGGCCACCATCATCAGAAGACGAAGCTCATAAGGGTCGAGCCCGTACTCGTGATACAGCAGTTTCCGAACATTCTCCATGCTCATGATTTGTCCTTAGAAATCCGGTTCGGATTCCGGCTTGCCGAAATCACCGAACGATGCCGATTTGTCCTGTGGCTGACCCCACGGGTCGGACGGCGGAAGCGAGGCGCCGGCAGCGGCGGCCCCGCCCGTATAGCCGGCCGGAGCGGAAGACAGATTCCCATACGCTCCAGCCGTACCCCGCTGCGACTTGGCCACCTGCGCCGTCGCATACCGCAAGGAAGGGCCGATCTCATCCACCTGCAATTCCACGGAAGTTCGGTGCTGATGCTGCTCGTCCTCCCACGAATGCTGCGTCAGCCTGCCCTGGGCGACCACACGCATGCCCTTCGCGAGACTATTGGCGCAATGCTCCGCCAGATCACCCCACACAGTGCAGCGGAGGAACAACGCGTCCCCATCGACCCACTGATTCGACTGCCGGTCGAACGTGCGTGGAGTGGACGCGATCGTGAAACCCGCCACGCTCCTGCCGTTCTTTGTCGACCTCAACTCCGGATCCGCGGTCAGGTTGCCCACAACCGCGATAATCGTCTCACCAGCCATCAGAACCTACCTTTCACGGCGAGAGTCTTGATGATGCGGATGGTCTCGCCACCATCCCTGGTCTTCACCATGTGCGTCAACTGCGCGGCCGCTCCCTGATGGAAACTGTCATCAGGCATCACCTCCAACACCGGCATGGCGATCTCGGACACGAACCGGCCCACCAGTCCGGTGAACCGCACGCCCACCGATTCCAGAATCACCAGCTCCTTCCACGCCTCGCTCTCCATCGCCCGACGGCACGCGCCGGCCACCACCCTGTCACCACTCGTCATCTTCTTCGTGTCGACGTCCTTGACCGGAGCGTTCGGACTGAAATGCCAATGCGGCAGAATCTCCCTCATCGGTCACTCCCCTCAGTCGTCGTCCCTGGACGCGAACCGCACCACCAGCCACAACGCGGTGGCGAGATACACGCCCTCGACCAGCAGCGCGCCGGCCATGTTCCCCGAATCACGCCAGGTGAGCATGAGCGTCACGCTCACGACCAGGCCGATGACCGCAATCGCGAATTTCATGCGGCGCAAGGCGTAGTTCGGACGCCCTTCCTTCCGCTTCTGGGATTCGGGTCTGTCTTCGAGCCGGTAGTCGTTGTCGGTCATTTGTTTTCCTCCAGTTCCTTGAGAATGCGATTGCATTCGCGGCGCATGAATTGGATATCCGTCTTCGTGAACGTGAAATCGGTGCGTCCGGCCGTAGTGAAGAAGCTGACTTCGACTTCGGCGTGGTGGTCACTGGTCTCGTTCTGGTGTTTGCGGACGCGCATCTGCAGCGCGCCATTCGCGAACATGCTCATCTGGCACCTCCGATCATGTTGATGAGTGTGTGAATGATGTCTTTGCTTTCCTCGGCGGTGAATTCCGCCAGCGTTATCTCCTGGATGCCGTCGATGAGTCTGGCGAATCCGTCCACGTCCACCCGGACGTAGAAGCCACTCGACGCGAGCAGCACGTTATGCGGGTCATGGCGTCCCGACTTCGGCGGCGCCGGCGGATTCAGCCTCACGGCCTGTCTGATGCCCATGTCACAGCTCTTTGTTGATCGTGTCGACGATGAGGTCCACGATTCCGGTGACGTCAAGGTCGACGTAGCCGACGATGTGGCCGAGCGCCCGCATGGCCTCCACATCCCCGTCCTTGAATGGGTGGACCAGTTCGCCCTGGGTCTCGAACTCGTCGAACACTGCCTGCACGCAGGCCTTGCGAATCGTTTTCATGCCGACTCCTTTCCCTCGTATTCACATGTGCTCTGGTAGAGGTGTTCCTTGAAGTAGGCGATCATCGGCTCCTTCGGATACATGACGGTCCGTCCGACCTTCACGAACTTCGGGCCGATTCCCGCACCACGCCAGTACGCCAAGGTGCCCTCCTTGATGCCGCAACGGTCCGCGATGTCCTTCGTCGTGTTCATCGGTTTCAGGACCTCAGCGAGCGCAGCGAACGTCGTATCGTCTTCCATCACGCGCCTCCTTTACGTGTGTGATGCCGGGCGGCGTTAGGAGAACCGCCCGGCCCCCTCCTAAAATCGGTGTCATCCCGCATTTCCGACGTGCGGGCCGAACAGTTAGGAGAAGAATCATGCTCACACAGCGACAGGCACTCGAAGAGGCGAGAGGAAACATCGCCTGCGGAACCAGCATCGCCGCGCGAATCAAGGAGACCTCGCAGAATCCGGAGATTCGGGAACTCGCGAAGGCTGTCTATTTCATCGGATTCGGCAGCCAGCAGATCGTCAACGCCTTCACCGACTCCGGCAGGATAAAGGATCTCTAGAAGGAAACGGCAGACGGCTTCCATCTGTCCAAGCACTGCGGCGGCAGCGGCGGCCTCCCTCAACTGCTCGAGGCCTCTGCCGCCGATCGACGACATGGCGAAGGTCGAATCAATGAGGTCGACGCTTGTCTTCGGCTGCGTCGCGGTGATGAGACGGTTCCTCAAATCATCGAACGCGGAGAGCATTGCCCTTTGCATGTTCTTGTCCATCACACACCCGCTTCCAACGACGGCTGAGCGCGACCCCAATACCGGTCGATGAAATAGCGTTGCCCCTTGCCCGTGACCTTCGGAGTGCGGCTGACCGTGGTGTGACCATCCGCATGGGTGACGGTGGTCTCCTTGATGCGGAACAGGCCGAGGTCCATCGCACGCTGTGTCGGCACGTTGCGATTCGAACCGGACTTGCCGAGATACCCGTCAGCCTGAAGAAGACGGAACAGTCTGTTCTGGCCGATGTCCATCCCGTTCTGCCGGAGCATCTTCGCGAGCTCGCCGACCAGGCACGTGCCGTCTGACGCGGCCACGGCGTCCGCGAACCGGGCCTTCGGCTCCAGTTCCACGATGCGCGTCTGCTGTTCGGCGATCTTCCGCTTCTGCGTTTCCATGGTGCGTTGGCCGATCATCACGGCCTTCGCGAGGATGGTCATGTCATCATCCGCGTCCGTGGCGGGAATGTAGCCGCCGGTCCTGCGGATCTGGGGAAGCACCTCATGAGTCACCCAACGTTGGAACTCCTTCGCCTCCGGCTTACGCGAGCGCATAACCAATTTGTACAGGCCCGGCTCGCTGATGATGAGGGGGACGCGACCGCCGTTGGAGCCAACCTGCCAATTTGGCAGGTTCGTCGCTTCGGTCACTTCATCCTCGTCAAGGTCTCTGCGCAGGTGTTCCGTTCCAAGTTCGAGGATGTCGCATACGTCCTTGGCGACGAACCAAGGCTCCCCCGCCTCATCGGTCAAGGTGCGCAATGATGCGCCCCTGAAATCGAATCGTTGTATTTCGTTGTTCATGGTTTTTCTCTTTCGTATGAACCCTTCCCCGCCGGTACGCTGGTAACTGCCAGGAAACCAATCCGCCGGTGGCGGGGAAAGGAAGAATGTATATGGCTGAACTTTTGAGGATCGGCAATAATGACGCCGATAGGTCCTTGTATGAGCAGTGGGCGTTGGCGGATGATCCGGCACAGGTCCTTGCAGATATGGCCGATGCCGCACGGAACCATCGCATCCTCAGGATTCATGCGAGCCGTACTGCTAACGGCCCCGTCGAGGACTTGTATGTGAATCCCGCGGAATGCTCGTGGTGGGATGTGGTTCATACGCGTCCTCAGAGGGTCGCGTCATACTAGGCTCGTTGCTTTCCGGCCGTGCGGTCTTCAGGGCCTGCGCGGCCGCTTCCGCGAGTTCGTACAGGTCGTGCGCATCACAGTGGAAGCTCAACCCGTACGATGCGCCGAGCTGAATGGTCAGCAGGAATCTGCCATCACCGAACGCCGGGGTGACCTTGAATCGCGGGTGCCAATCCTCGGAACCGCCCAGCAGCATGTCCTGCGGATGATCGAACACCGGCGATTCCTCGCGGGCGGCCAGCTCCTCGCGGACAACCTCCCTTATCGCGCCCAGCAATGCCGGTTGCCTCTTCTTGAACTCCTCAACTGAAACCGGAACAATGGTCTTGGTCGCCGGCCAAGTCTTAATATCGTTGCTCATTTCGGATTCTCCTTTCGATTCATTCGTCGGCGAGCGCTGATTGCTTTCCCGACGTGTTTCGTTTGAGGGCCTTCCTGCCGAGTGGGAGAATGAGCAGACCCACGCAAAGAAGGGGGGTGAGAATATGAGCAATGGATCCGATTTCGCGAAGGCGAGCGCCGTGTTTGGGAAGGCCGCCGAAACGTCCGATCCCGACGAGAGGATGAGAGCCCTGTGCCAAGGTCTTTCCCTCCTCGCCAAGGGATTCGATTCGATGGATGCCTCCATGGCATCCGCCGCCTACTGTCTCGACGTGCTCTCGGATAAGTTCTGAACGGAGTTCCTGTATCTCCGTGCTTAGTCGGTCCGCGGCCTGATTGATGTGCCCGAGAATCGAGCCCACGACTTCGGTCGTCATGTCGCGGGCCGACAACTGCCGTCTGACCTCGATGCCGATGCCTCGCAGGTCAAGGCTGGACAGGTGGCTCCTCCTGTCGCCGCCCACTGTTCCGATAACCGTTCGAACTGGTTCCTCGCGGACGGCTTTCCTTATCGCGCCCAGCATCGCCGGGTGCAGACGTTCGAACCCCTCAACGGAAATCGGGTTCATGGATTCATCCGGTGTCTCGGCCGGAATGTTGATGCTCATTTCGGATTCTCCTTTCGATTCATGCTTCGGCGAGCGCCGATTGCTCAGCCTTCTGAAGGACTTCGCTTGGATTTCTCCCCAAGCTCAGCGCGATTGCAACGAACTCGGTTAGGTCGAGAGGACCACCGTTGAGCTTTGTGTTCATCGCCTGTCTGCTGATACCCATCTCAGATGCAAGTTGCTCCTGTGAGCGATCCGCATAACGAGCGAGTCTGCGAAGCTCATCTGCTGCGCTCGTGGCTATGTCCACCGGTTTTCTGTCTTTAAATGAGGTCATATCTGTTATTGTCCTCATTTGAGGTCACTTGTCAAGCTGAAGTTTACGGCGTGTCGCCAAATGAGGACAAATAGCATGTAGTTATGGCAAAGACACCAAGAGCATGGACGGAAATGGATCGCGCTTCCATGCAAATCATCAGAGAACTTCGTGACGAAGATCCACGCCACATGTCACTTCGAACCATGGAAAAAGAGACGGGCATCAGCCGTTCGAGGCTTGATGATCTTTTCCACGAACGAATGGGCTCTCCGTCGCTTCAAGAATTTGTCACGCTATGCATGCTGTTTCATCAACGAGCATCAGCATGCTTGGAAGAAGCCATGAAAAACACCGGGCAGAGCCACGGCGAAATCATCGAGGCCGCCCGCGCCTACGAAGCCCGCGAGCGCCAATCCCAGATCACCGATGATCTCATCGGCCGTATCGCCGCGCACCCGGAGGACTATGACGTGGCCGCCAACAGGGATCCGAACGCACGTCTCGAAGCCGAGACGCCTGACGAGTGAGGGGAATGACAATGGGTTTCAGGGTCAATCGCAGGATCAGCCTGGGCAAGAACGTCCGGGTGAATATCGGTAAAAGAGGTGTCAGCACGTCCGTGAAGATGGGACCGGTCACAGTCAATTCGAGGGGACGCAAGACCGTCCATGTGGCAAAGGGCGTCTCATATACCATCAATCCGAAGACGAAAAGAAACACCGCTCCGCAGCGGAGGTCAACTGTCGAAAGCAAGCAACAGGCGAGTTATGCTCCCTCATCTGCAGGCAGCACGCCACATCAGCCTCGCCCAAAGACTTTGAAGCAGCTCGAAATCCAGTACAAGGCGTATAACGTCCTTCTTTGGGTGATGTACGCGCTGACCGCGTTCACCATCCTCATGTGCTTCTTCGGCCCCGTCATGCTCACCTTCGCCATCCCGTTCACGCTGATGTCAATCGGCTTCACCAAGCTCAAGACACCACTCAGGAAACAGCTAGAAGAGAGACGAGCCGACGACGCGTCTCCGAAGGCCACAGACATGGAGCCACGGATGAGTGAAAGGAACGCAAATGACTGAATACAACCTGTATTGCGATGAAAGCTGTCATCTGGAACATGACGACAGCGACGTGATGGTCCTTGGAGCCCTCATTATCCCCAAAGATAAAAGGCAGGAAATCACAGAGAATATTCTCCAGATCAAGGCACGTTACGGTGTCAAGGCACGCACGGAAGTGAAGTGGACGAAGGCCAGCATGCCGAAAATCGACCTGTACAAGGATTTGCTGAACTGCTTCTTCCTGGATGACGACATGAGGTTCCGTGTTCTGGTGGCCAAGAAGACACGTCTGAATCATGAGGCATGGTCCCAGTCACACAACGATTGGTACTACAAGATGTATTTCACCATGCTGAACAGGCTGTTCGATTCCACGAACACCTACAACGTGTACGTGGACATCAAGGACACGCACTCCGCGCAACGTACCGAGAAACTGGAGGAAGTGCTAGCAAACAGCCACTACGACTTCAACCACGAATGCATCAAGAAAGTGCAACCAATCCGTTCAGACGAAGTGCAAATGATGCAAATCACCGACGTGATCAACGGAGCCGTATGCAGGGCGAACCGGACGACCATCCCCCAACCATCAGGCGCGAAAGCTGAAATCATCGACTACATACGCATGAGATCAAAGCTCCGACTCACCCAGTCAACGACCTTGGGCACGCGCAAGTTCAACATCTTCGTCTGGGAAGGACGGAACGCATGACACCGCATTGGACACCGGAGCTCGTAACCAAATCCCCGATAGAAGACTTTGCCGTATATGAGGATAGGATTTATGCAATCTTCAGACATGACTTCATAGATTCACATCCATCATTCGACGGCCTCAGAGTTTCCGTGCGCCGCCAGAAAGAGGAGACCGACGGAAAATGGGCTGGGTTTTTCCACATCACCAGCGTCGAAGACTACACAACCGGCGAGAGGAATGTCGATCTGCGTAGATGTGAGCGGATCAGGTTTCCACGGAAGACGATTGACAACGCAAAGGATTGTCCGCAATGCCATTATGAGGTATGTGATGCGCCATTAATCTGGAGGAAGCATAAGCATGGCCGCGATAGGTTATATATCCTCATTGAATCAGAACGGTATCTAGTCGTGCTGGAACCACATAAGGACAGAGACTACTGCATGTTGGTCACCGCCTACTACGTCGACCATGATCATAGCTTCAACAAACTTCTGAAAGAATATGATCAGTCAAGTTTGAACGGGAATTGCGTTCAATAAAAAGCAAGGGCCGCCGCAGCGACCCTGGAGACTCCTTCTACAACTCGGTAGATGAGCTGATTCAAGCATCACATACGACACTCCAACTGTCAAGCAGAACTTGACAAACAGCAAAAAAGTACTTCTCGAAAAACAATACTTTCGGAAGAGAGGAATGTGGATAACAAGACCATCGCGGAGCTTCACCGGAACGCGGAATCCATGGGTCTGTCAGTCATGTCACGCGACCTTCCCCGTGACATATGCGGCCTATACGACGATCGACACAAACTCATTCTGCTGGCCGACTGGCTCAACCAGCGCCAGCGCCGTTGCACGCTGTGCCATGAGCTCATCCACGCGAAACACCACGATCCAGGCTGTGGTAGCCAATACGGGTTGAAGTGCGAGCGCCGGTGTCGCAGGGAGACCGCGCTGGCGTTGATCAGTCCCGTGGACTATGGCATGGTGGAGCAGATATACGAAGGCAATACGTGGATGATGGCCGTTGAATTGGGCGTCACCATCCAAGTACTGTCGGACTATCGGCAGCTGTTGTACGATTCCGGCGTGTGCGTGCAATAAAAGAAGCCCAGCGTCCACATACCGCGACGGGAAACAAAAAAGGGTCCCGCCCGAACACAGTCGGACGGAACCCAAGGAACCAACAATCAGCATTTCCGTTTTCACCAAAATGAGGTTCCACGCACAGTGTAGCGCGGATCCTCGGAAAGAGACAACCATGGCCAGAGCGTTCGTAGACGACAGATGGCTCAAAAACGACGAGGACGGCAACCCGCCCAGCAGGGCCACGAAACAGTCGCTGGCCAATGCGAAGGATCCGATGAAAGCCAATGTGCCCGACAAATGGCGGTCCGCGCTGTACGGCCAAGGCTCACGGTGGAGATGCCGCTGGTACACGCTCCGAGACGGCAAACGCGTCCAGAAATCACGGAACTTCGCCAAGCTCCGTGACGCTGAGGAATACGCAGCGGCCATCGAGGACGACATCAGACGCGGCAAATACCGCGACCCGCAGCAGGAACTACGCATCTTCCGGGACGTTGCCTCCGAATGGACGGACGGCAAGATGGATATCAAACAGGGCACTTTGGGCAGATACCGCCGCGAATTGCGCGTTTATATCAACCCCAAGTGGGGCGATCGCACACTGAGGGAAATCCAACGCGACGAACTGCAACAGTGGGTCACGCAGCTCACCGAAGGCGGGTATCCCGCCGAACTGCAGGACGATCGCGAATCGAAGCCATTGAGTCCACGCAGCATCCGCAACATCGTCAAGGTCGTCATGGGCGGTGTCATGGAATTCGCTTTGGAGCACGGCTGGATCGGAGAGAACCCCATTGAAAAGGTCACCGTGCCGCGCATCACGCAATCCGATGACGACATGGTGTTCCTTACCGTCGAGGAGGTGGAGTTGCTGGCCGGCATGGCCGAACGGGCAGGACGGCCGGTAGACGGGCTGATCGTCCGCTGGCAGGCATACACCGGTGCCCGCATTGGCGAGACGCTGGCACTCAAATGCGGCGACGTGGATGTGGAATCACGCAGGGCGCGCATTCGCCGCACTTGGACCGACGACGGCAAAGGCAGGCTTGTGCTGGGCACGCCGAAGAACGGCAAACCGCGCAGCATCGCCATACCCAGATTCCTTATACCGTCCATCGAACGGCAGATGGAGGGCATGGGCGACGACGACTGGCTGTTCCGCGCGGCAAGAGGCGGGAACCTGTGGACGAACACGTGGCGGACGCGTGTCTGGCGAAAGGCCGTCCGACTGGCCGGCATGGAGGACGAGGGCGTGACCATCCATAGTTTGAGGCATAGCTATGCGAGCTTTGCGATTGCTCAAGGCGCGGATGTGAAGACCCTACAGATGCAGCTCGGCCACTCCTCACCCAGCATCACGCTGAACACATACACGGCTCTCTGGCCGGAACGATTGGACGATGTGGCGGACGCGATTGGCGAGCTGCGCGCTGAACAGTTGAAGACCGTCTAGACGCGGAGGTTGCGCGGTCATCGTGTCGAATCGTGTCGATAGCCTACGGCCAAGAAAAAATAAAGCCTTGGAAACGTAATGTTTCCAAGGCTTCCGGTCGGGCTGACAGGATTTGAACCTGCGACATTCTGCTCCCAAAGCAGACGCGCTACCAAACTGCGCTACAGCCCGTTCACGTTCACACCCCGCGAATCCGCCTCACGGAATCGCATCAAGTGAACACGAGTTTCTATTATAGCGTATGGTTGGACAACGACAGGCTTACAATAGCATTTCGGAAGGGAGAACGGC